ATAAAGACAGTGACAATTCTGAGAAACAAAGTTGGGCTGAACAAGCAAAAATGAGAGCTAATAAAACGGCTAATACATATAACGAATATATACTTAAAAATAGTTTTGTATGGAAAGGGAATGTTCCAGATGATATAGAACAAAAACTACAAATAATTGAATAGGAGGACAAGCCTATGACTAAAGAAGCTAAAAATATATTAAAAAAGGACGTAAAAAAATATATACAATTAGCTGAATATACAACAGATGAAGAAAACAGAGAAGCTTATCAAGAGATAGCTAATTATTTGGAAGAAATGATAAATGAGTAGGAGGATACTAATGAGATTAAGCAAAGAAGATTATAAAAAAGCAGAAGGATGTTTAAGAAGATATAATTATAATTGCATAACAATAATGAACATAAGAGCAGATATTATGAGTGTAGGAGCTCCTAGTACAGATGGAATGCCAAAAGCACCATACAGTATTTCAGATTCTGTGTATAATCAATACATAAAACTACAAGAAGATAAAGAACTACAAAGAGCATTAAAAGAATATAAAGCAGTTAGACAAGCGTTAGAATTAGTAAATACAGATTGCAAAGAGATATTTGAAAATTACTATCAAAAACAAAGAACAAAATGGGAAATAATAGATAAAACGGGACTATCAGAACGCACATTTTTAAGGAGAAAAAAAGACTTAATTTATACTGTAGAAAAAGAATTAAAAAATTTGGCATAAAATTGGCAAAACTTTTCAAAAAAAAGTGGTATAATAATCATAAGTAGTAAAATATTAGGTGCTAAAGAGTTAGTTATATATGTATAGCTAGCTCTTTTGATTAGTTATTAATGATACTAGATAAATTAATATAGATATTTGGTATAAGTTTTTCACATATCAGCTCCTTTCATAATGGAAGTGTAAATATACAAAGACGATTCTAGTTAAGTCTTAAATATTTCGGAATGGTGAAATGGTATCACAAGGGGTTTTGGTCCTCTTATTCTTAGTTCGAGTCTAAGTTCCGAATCCAGTAGGCTGTTAGAGGGCAGTCAGGTACCAATAACCCTTGGAGTGGCTTTTCGGGTGGACTATAAAGTATCCGAACATATAATAAATATTACTCATCTACCAAGTAGTAGAAGGAGTTCCTGAAGAAGTATATATAAAAGTATATGCTTCTTTTGTTTTTATAAATAGTGCACAGTAGAAATAACATAGAATGCAGATTGGCAACTAATAGCCGATTTGTTCTAGGGTGCAATATTCTATAACTATTTCTATTGTGTAGTGTTTATAAAGTTGAAAGAGGTGTTTATTATGTCTATACAAGATTTGATAAAGAAACATTTAGAAGAAAAGTGTGAGAAGTGTACAGTAAAAGATAAATGTACTGGTATTACAATTTCAAGATTAAAACCAGAAACGAAGTGTATTGCTTATGAGTAATAGTTACATAGCAGACAGTATAGTAAATGAATATAACAGAAAGAAGCAGTATGCAAAGAAAAGAAGAGAAAAGTGCAAAAATAAGAAGTGTACTGAGTGTAAGTATATTGATATTTGTACGGAAGGAAACAAGAAGGTGGAGGTAGATGGCTAATGAACAGAACTTAAAACCCTTTACAAGCGAACAAAGCCGAGAAGAAGCCAAGAAAAATGGTCAAAAAGGTGGGAAAAAATCAGGCGAAGTAAGAAGACAAAAAAAGTTAATGAAAGATACAATGAAGATGCTTTTGAACTTGGATATGCCAGAATGTGATGGTAAAGAAGAATTAAAAAAACTTGGAATAGATAATGAAGATTTAACATTACAAACTGGAATATTAGTAAATCAAGTGAAAAAAGCATTAAGAGGCAATTTAGATAGTGCTAAATTTGTCAGAGACACAGCTGGAGAATACATTGGAGCAGAGGAAGAAAAAGAAGAGATTGAACATTATAAAGTATCTATTCCTGCAAAAGATATTCCACCTGCATTTATTGAAGTTTATAGAAGTATCTTAAACAGAGAATATAGAGAATACTGGCTCGAGGGTGGAAGAGGAAGTATTAAATCAACATTTGCAAATGAAGTATTAATTGATTTATTGGAAAATAATCCTAGAATGTGTGCAATAATTATAAGAAGATATACAAACACATTAAGAGATTCTGTTTATGCTCAAACAGAGTGGACTATTTCTCAATTTTCAGAAACATTTGTTGGATTACAAGACAATTACGATTTTAAAGTAAGCCCAATGGAAGTAACTAAAATTTCTACAGGTCAAAAGATATATTTTAGAGGAACAGACGATCCACGGAAAAATAAAATCAATTAAACCTCCAAAAGATATGTACATAGGAATAATAATTTATGAAGAATTTGACCAAATTCAAGGAATGAATGCAGTAAGAAAAATAAATCAATCTATTGTAAGAGGTGGAGAAGATTTTGTTCAGTTGTATGTATATAATACACCACCGAGCAGACAGCATTTCGTTAATAAAGAAAAAAGAGTTCCGAAAAAAACAAGAAAAGTACATTTATCAGATTATAGGCTTGCCCCTAAAGAATGGTTGGGGCAGGCTTTTATTGATGAAGCAGAATTTATAAAAGAAACTAATCCAAAAGTATTTGAAAATGAATATTTAGGACTTGAAACTGGAGATGGTGGAAGTGTATTTGAAAACTTAGAAATTAGAGAAATAACAGATGAAGAAATAAAAGGCTTTGATTGGATTTACAAGGGTATTGACTGGGGTTGGTATCCGAACCCATTTGCTTATAATAACATGTACTACAACAGTCAAAAAAGAGAATTATATATTTTTGATGAATTTAGAGCTAATAAGCTAAAAAATGAACTAGCTTGGCAAGCATTAAAAGATAAAGGAGTTACAGAAGATGATTTAATTACTGCGGATAGTGCTGAAAATAAATCTATTGGAGATTTTAGAGATTATGGAGCAAATATTAGAGGAGCAAAAAAAGGTCCAGGAAGTGTGGAATATAGTATGAAATGGTTATCGAGTCTAAATAAAATTGTGATAGATAGACAAAGATGTCCAAATACTGCACAAGAATTTGAAGAATATGAATTTGAAAAAGATAGAGATGGAAATGTAATAACAGGTTATCCTGATAAAAACAATCACCATATAGATGCTGTTAGATATGCATTAGAAAGAATATGGAGCAGGAGAGGAGAATAATGTTTGAAAAAATATTAAATTGGATTAAAGGAGTAATAGGTAAAATGTTTAATAGTAATACGATACAAAGTGCATTAAATGTAAAAGTCGCAATGTCAAGCGACATGGCAAATGCAATAACATTATTTGAAAAAATATATATGAATGAAGCAGATTGGCTTAAAAAAGATGAAGTTGAAAGTTTAGAACTAGGTTCATCTATAGCAAATGAATTAACAAGATTAACAACGTTAGAGATGAAGTCTGATATAACTGGAAGTGCAAGAGCAGATTTTCTAAATGAGCAATATAATAAAGTTAAAGAAAAATTAAATGAAAATCTAGAAGTTGGTAATGCGGTTGGAGGATTAGTTTTCAAACCTTATGTAAAAGATAATAAAATATATGTTGATTTAGTTAAAGGAAGTTGCTTTTATCCAACAGACTTTGACAACTCTGGGAATATTACCGGTGGAATATTTACAAGTCAATTAACAAAAGGAAATGACATATATACTAGATTAGAATATCATAAATTTTATGAAAAAGCAGTTGAAAGTGATATAAATTACATAATAAAAAATGTTGCTTATAGAAGTAGTGATAATTCTATACTTGGAACTAAAATTGAATTGAATAAAGTACAAGAATGGGAAAATATACAAGAAGAAACAGCTATAAGATATGTTGAAAAACCATTATTTAGTTATTATAAACCACCTGTTGCAAACAACATTGATCCAGAGAGTCCAGTTGGTGTATCGGTATATGCAAGAGCAGTAAATTTAATAAAAGAAGCAGATAGACAATTTGGTAGAATAGTTTGGGAATATGAAGCTTCTGAAAAAGCAGTGTATGTAGATGAACAAGCAACAAAACCATCACCAAACAATAAAAAGTCATTTATAGTAAATAAATTGAAAAATAGATTATATAAAACATTAAATACAAGCAATGAGGAGTTTTTTAAAGATTATTCACCAGATATAAGAGATGAAGCGTTATGGAGAGGCTTAAATAAAACACTTCAAAGAATAGAATTTAACGTTGGACTAGCTTATGGTACTTTATCAGAACCAAATACAGTAGATAAAACTGCAACAGAAATAAAATCTAGTAAGCAAAGAAGCTATGCTACTGTAAGTAAAATGCAAGAAAACTT